TCCACATAAAAAATTTTTAGAATCAGAATATACAAATCCAAAATATATTCCTTTTGGATTATCCATCATATATTCATCTTTTGGTAATTCTAGTTTTTCTAATGTTTTACTAATAATAAATAATTTTTTATTAAGATTATTTATATTATGATAATCATATAAATATTTTTTACATAATTGTATAAATTCAGTATTAAATTTGTATACTGAATTTCCTTTGGTATAACCAATTAATGAAATTTCTTTTAATCTATCATATTGAATTGATTTTCCATATAAACTAGTTGTTGTAATTCCTAATAAAGGATGATTATATTTTTTTTTAAATACATCTAGAACTTCTTGAGAAAAAACTAATTTTGTTAATAATTTCCCCCCAGTAAAGTTAAATCCAAAAGGTTGTAACGGTACACATGTTGATATATTTAATATATAATTTAACATTTTTTTATCTAACATGTCTTCTTTTGTCCATCCAATAAATTTATCTCGATCTTCTAAATAAAGATAATCTGAAGATAATGATATAACACCTAAATATTTTTGTGTAATTTGATCTGCAACTAATAAATATATTTGTTTACCTACCAAATGAGAATTTTTTGTTAAATTTAATGATGAAACAGTATGTTTGTAATAATTCCAAATATCTGTTAATTCATCATTATCAACAATAATTAATTCAATTTTAATTTTTTTTAAATCTTCTAATGTACCATACCAAACTCTATTTTCATAATATTCTTTTGAATGATTAAATATTTTTTTATTTTTATATAATATTTTTGTGTCATTGTATTTATTAAATTTATTAATTAGTATTGTTTCAAAAATATCTTTGGTAATTTTACTTTCATTATATTTTGTTATTTTTAAACATTTATTTAAAAATTCATCTTTAGTATAATCTAATTTCATTTTATTACACATACCACAACATGGTACACAATTATCTAATATATAACCTTTAATAGAGTCTACTCTGTCAATGCCTCCTGCACCACAATTTTTATAATATGTTTCATCTGAAACACCACAATAATTACATGGTTTTCCTATAATTTGAATAAATTGACTTTTTACTAATGTAAATTCCATATTTTTACTTTCTGAATATCTACCAAATTTACTATTATTTAGTATTTTTTTATGTAAATTACCATCATAAATATTATTATATGTTACAATATGTTCACATAATTTTATAAATATTTCTTTAGTTGTACTATTTTTCATAAAATTACATTGTGTACAACATGACACACAATTAAGTTCTTCATAACATTTGTTTGAATCAATTCTATCAATACCATTAATATTATCAATTTCATTGCAATAAGAACATGGTTCACTAAATAATTTTAAACATAATTCATCTGATAATTTAAATTCTAAATTTCTTTTTTTTGCACTTGATTTATATTCGTATAACTTACTAAAAAATATATCTCTTAAATTTCTATTTTTTCTTGAATTATAATCACTAATATTACATTTTTCACATTTATTATTTTTTAATGTATTTGTTATTTTATTACAAACATTACACATAAAATTGTTTTTATTAGTACTATTATATGTTACAGCATTAATTTTCTTTTTGTCTCTTAAAATTTTATCTTTTTCACGTTCATTTAATCTACAATCTAAACATCTTTCATAAGAATCATTAATTACATTCCAACAACCTCTTATCCAATTTTTACAAATTTTTGTACCTTCATTTTGTAATTGTATCATTTTTTTATATGTTTGATGCAATTTACAATATTCATCATTTTCTAGTGGTTTAAAATTACAATTTATACCTTTATGATTTTTTCCTAAACATTTCATACTTATTGTATATATTATTTTATACTTTTTAAATGTCAATTTTTTTTATGTAATTAACTTTTTATATATATGATGGTATATATAGAAAGTTATATTATAAATAATAAATATTTATATTTTGTCGTTAGAAATCATCTATAAAAATTAATATTATTTTAGTTGGAATAGGCAGCGCCCGCCATACCTGACATGACCCTAAGTACATTGTAATTAACAGTGTAAATATTTAATAAACTGTTGCTATTGGCACCACCAACGGTAGAAGATAGGTAAGTGCTATCCCCGTCATGATTCTTAGATCCAAGTCTAAGGTTAAGAGTAGCATTATCAATTCGTGAAAAGTTGCATGTACCAGATGGTTGATGATCTTCTGGTTTAAGTGCAAATGAATAAACATTAATTCCATCTGCAGGAGTATTGCTAAAGTGTTGCCATGGTTGGACATAGTTAAAATAATGTCCATCTCTTTCTTGAAATCTATCAGATCCATTAAGTTGAAGTTTAGCAGCAACAACTGGGTTATCAGAACGATCAATATTATTTCCATAATTGAAGTGATCAACAATAGTGTATGACTGAGAATTTCCAAATTGTAATGCAAGGGCAGAAGCAGTTCCAAAAGCATTTAGTGCATCTACAGTGGTTAATGAAAGATCATCCATAGTAAAGTTATTGGAAAGAAGAACAACATTCTCAAGGGATATTTCCATACTGGCAGGTGTACCAGAAATATCTTGAGCAAAAATAGCTTGTGCAGTTACTTTATCATTAATTCCAGAAACCCACTCAGCCACACCTGGGGACCATACTTCACCTTGATTACTGGATGTTCCATTAATAACAAAACCATTAGGTGAGTTGGGCTCGGAGCTGGTAGCTAAACCTGTGCGTGTTGCAAACCACATAATTTTTGCATATCTTTCACGGGCAGCTTCCCAATCAGAACCAGTTGTGTAAGCAATATAGTCACTTTGAGTAGAATACTTCTCAAGATGAGGAGCCCAAACAAGAAACTTTGATGGATGATTAAAGTTAAGTCTGTACTTGTTGGTAATTCCGGCAACTGATTCAGAACCAGTAAATTGAAGTTGTTCAAAAAGATATTCATGAGAAGCTTGGGCAAATCTCTTTCTTTCTTCAGAATCAAGATAAACATAATCAATTACAAGTTGGGCTTCATCCATCGCAATTGATGGAACACTGCTAGAACTAGAAATATTAACACATTGTGCTGCAGGTCTAAAGTCAATAGTAATACGAACATCGTGATACTGTAGGGCAATCAAAGGAAGTGCTAAACCATTGTTGCGGTTGAACCAAAATTGAAGAGGAACATAAAGTTGGTATTGTGGTTTGTCAATACTGTCAATATTGGTTAGTTCTGGAACATCACCAACCATACGTGAAAATCCACGTTCTTGTCCAACCTTGTGTGAAAGTTCATACCAAATATTAAGCCAATCACCATATTGTTCATCAAGTTTGGTACCTCCAATTTCAATCTTGTAGTGTTGAACAATAGCAAGACCTACACGACGAACATAACCAAAGTTTTCTCCTGTAACTCCTGCAACGGCTCTGAGTTTAATAGCGGCATAAATATTGGTAATAAGATCACCAGATCTGTTAATAGTGCATGTAACAGTGCGTCCAAAATCTGGGGCACCGTTAAAGGTTTGAGGAATTGGTTCTACAGAAAAGTTTGTATGCCTTCTGTAAACAACTTTAAAAAAGGTAATTTGTGCTGATCCTGTAAGATAAACATCTTGTGCGCCATCGGTTATTCCTAAAAGTTTCCAATTAGGCCGGACTATATCTTAAGCTTTATTTTACTAAAGCCCATTCCCATTTAGTCTCTGAACGTTCATCCATTTAATATGGTGGATGCTTCGCTGCGGATTGTCCAATTTTTAACATTTTTACCATACCCAATTATGTATTTAAATATATATTTAAACAACATACGCTTCCGAGTATTATCCGGGGCCACTATATTATTTTCCATTTAATATAGCTTGGTAGTTAAAACTCTAAGGAGTTTCCCGCAATTTGAGAATGTCGCCTTTATAATAAAATTATAAAGACTAGCCAGTTATATTTAATTATATTATTTGCATTTATTAGTGGAGGCATCTAATAATAATATAATTACTCACATTTTACAATGTTTACCCATTATGGTATAATGTGAAACCATAATAGCATCTGACTGTTTTGCTCTAAGACTTCAAAGCAACTAGTTGCATTAATCCGCCACCCATTTATATATATATTAAGATAGATTTTTTTTTATTTTAAACTAATAAAAATTAAATATTTTATAATAATTTTATAAAAAATCTTAAATATTTTTATTAAAAAAGTTATTTTTTATAATAATTTTATTGAAATTCTTAAATATTTTTTCGTTTAATTTAATATTATTTATTTTTTATAATTAATATTAGTTACATTTAAAGTTATTTTTGTTTATATATATAAATAATAATTTTTAAATGTCATCAAAAGGGAAAAAAACAGAAAATATAATGCAAAATATCAAAGAATCGCAAACACTTGACAAAAAACACAAAGAAATTATTAAAACTTTTCAAAATGAAAGAAATAATATGGATAATATTACTGAAGAAATAAATAAATTAAATTATAAAATAAATGAAATGGACATTTTTAGGGCTAAATTTACTTCTGATGAATTAAAAATTAGGGATAAATTATTAAATGATAAGGAAGATCTTGAAAACAAAAAAAAAGAAATAACTGAAAATTTTAATGAAATGGATTATTATGATAAAACTGGTGATTTAATAATACAATATTATGAATTAAGAAATGAAAATAAAACACAAATAAAAGAAACAAAAAATATATTGGAATTTTTGGGGAAAAAAAAAATAGAAAAACCAGAAGGTGATATGAATAAAGCTGATTTATTTGATAATTATTTAAAAAGAATAGAAGGAACACGTATAAATATAGATGATGGAACAAAAAGAATTAAATATTGTGATGAATGTAATATTGAAAAAATATTAGATTATACAGTATCTGCATATGTATGTCAATATTGTGGTAATATTGAAGAAATTATATTAGATGAAGATAGACAAATTAAAGATTATTCACCATATAGAAGAATTAATCATTTTAGAGAATGGTTAAATCAATTTCAAGCTAAACAATCACCTGAAATTAATGAGAATATATATAAAGATATTATTATTGAATTAAATAAAAATAGAATAACAAATTTATCAAACTTAAATAAAAAAAAAATGAAGTTAATTTTAAAAAAATTAGGTCATAATGATTATTATGAACATATTCATTATATTATTAATAAATTAAGTAACTTACCACCACCAAAAATAACAAGAGATATGGAAAAAATATTTATAAAAATGTTTACTAAAATTGAAGGACCTTGGGAAATATATAAACAACAAGGTCGTAAAAATTTTTTATCATATTCATATGTATTATATAAATTTTGTGAATTATTAGAATTAGATCATTTATTGGATTGTTTTACTTTACATAAAGATCCAAATAAATTAATGGAAAATGATGAAATATGGAAAAAAATTTGTACA